AACCTGTGGTACTTGAATGCCAAGGCTGTCTTGGGCGTTCTGATCTACTGCTTTTACTGTTACCCAATCGCATTCAGCAAGTAGCCTGTCTCGCTGTGCCCTCACGTTGTTTGCCTGTTCGGCATCTTTGCGTGCTTCGTATTCGGCTTGGTGCTCGGCAGCGGTAGTGGTTACGCCGTTTTCATCCGTAGTATCCGTAAATATTGGACCTAAGACATACTTGGTAAACCACTGGTCGCCTACCTGCTCTAGACCATCAAATTGGCTGTACTGGTAGACGGTGCCTCCTGTAGCTTGTGGGCCTTGTAAAACTGTATCTACGCCTATTTTGTTGAGCATATCTACAGTTAGCTTGCTTTGAGTAACGCGCAAAGAACCCGGAAACCTTGACTTCAATGCGCTAAATGTGGCGACGTACTCGCCTGTTTCTCTAATTCGATATGACATTGTCGTGGTCCTATGCTATTGCTAAGAAGATGTAAGAGCCGCCACTGGCATTAAGCGCAGCAGGGGCGGATGATGTTACGGTAAAACCTGCGTTAAGCGGGTCAATGTAATCTGTGTTCGTGACTTGGCCTGTCCCGGTATTTAGTAAAAGATACGGGTCATTGCCTGACACTATCCCTCTAAAATAGTCGTAGACGTACCAATCGCCAGTAGAGTCTGTACGCTTGATTAGAATGAATCTAGCACCTGCCGAGAAACCACAGTCTACGTCTACGTTACTACCTGTGCCTGTGTAGCTGCCTACTTTGCTTACTCCTGCTAGTGTGGCGAATAAATAAGCTATCATTCCTTCGTTAGCTTTATTTGCTGTATCGTAAGTCCCAACGCTAAACTGTGTGCTAGTTGGCACAGTAGCAGTCCAGTATCCGTAATCTCCTACATCGCCGTTTTTTGCATTACTGGTGTTTAGCTGAATAAGTTCGTACTGCTCTAAACTTTTGCTCCAAACAGCCCAAACTATATTTGATTGTCGTGCTTTAACTATTATTAACTCAGGAGTTACACCAAGATTATGCGTTACTGCTTGAGTAGTAGTATTGCCCGTATAAGCCACCACATCAAAAAAGCCTGTGGCACGTTTAAACATCCAAGCTAAATCAGTAGTAGAAGCAGAACCTCCTTCAACTACGCCTGTGTTTGAGTCAAAAAAAGCTCCTTCGGATGTCTCTGCATTTGTCCCATCGTGTTGAAGGTAGTTATCGCCTCTTAACCGAGCGTAGTCGCGAAAGTTTCCCGCTATTGTTGATCTTCTCCAATACAGGTCAACAGGGAAGTCAGACACAAAAGCAGGAGTTGCAAACGCTCTGTCATCAACAGCAAAAACCTCAGTCCCCGACTCAGGAGTCTTCATTGGGCGGCGTATGGCTATGTAGATGTGAGAAGCAGCGTTTTGATTAGTAGTCGCATTGCCATCAATACATTTGAACCCTGTTGCTGTAGGAGTAATTCCTTTGCCTGCAATAATAGTTGATTCTGCGTTGGAAGCATTTGGATAAAGACTAGCCATGTCTTCTACGCCAAAACTCCTCATAGTGTCAGCAATAACCCAGTTGCCGCCAGTCGTATTTTTTACCATTAAAAATTGTGGTTCAAAACCTAAATTAACATCTGGGCCATTACTAGACCCATTACCCGTATAACTCCCACACTTAATAATATTCTCGTCACCATCGTCTCCAAAGCCTCCTGCGTCTGAGGCGAATAGGTAGGCTACAAAAGTTCCTCCAGAGCCATTAACCGCAGTAGAGCTGCCCAAAGTAAACTCTGTGTCAGTAGCGTCTACGCCGTTCCACCTGTTTGAATTTAAATAAAACGGGTCTGTGCCGTCTAACGCAGCGTAGTACCCTCCACCTAAAGTACTGGAATAGACTGCCCAATTCGCGGTGGAATCTGTTCGTTTCGCTAAAATTATCCCCGGAGCAGAGCCAAGATTATGACTAACAGTCCTTCCCGTAACACCGTCGCCCGTCCAAGTCACAACATCAAAGAACTTCTCAGCCTTGCGGAATGACCATCCAACTAGAGTTTCGCCGTTATCATTTGTACCCCCATACGATCCAAGAGCATAACCATTTGCGTTAAATGAAGTAATCATCTGAGAGTTATTGTAGTTAGCACTTGTGTTGCTGCTAAATAAAGCGTTACTTCCTCCTCTCACGCTGTCAATAAGAACATGATCGCCAGATGTTGACCTTCTTTTAGTCCAGACCAAGCCACCTTCACCCGCAAGGTCAATACCGTTAGTAATGGTTTGCGTAGAGCCGTTACCCGTATACAAATAAGTCGAGAAAACACCTTCCACGTATTTAGCCGGGTCTATGTTGCCGGGCGTGGGCCATAGGTCTTGTTTGACGTAATCCGACACTTGGTCAAGGGTCCACACGCCAGATGCAGCGCTGTCCTCATAGTTACCTGAAGGTTCTACAGGGATGTCGGTTACTACGCCACCGGGCCAGTCTTTTATAGCCATTATTCTGTTACCTCAATCCATAGACAGGTCACTTCATCTAAATCATAGTTGCCGTCTGGTTGCGGGGGTATAAAAGCATCTTTTTCGGAATCGTAGGTATAACCTATTCCCGCAAAATTTTTACGTATGTTGCCGTTATAACTTGTTTGTTTCCAAGTACCGCCAAACAAATTCTCACAAAAGGCGGTCCCTAAAGACTCTTGCTCAACCCCTTCAGCATCAAGCAACTCTATATTGTTTACTACAACGACTTGCTCAACAGTGTTGTTTTCGTTTACTTTTGCAAAATGTGCCATTACGTTGTAACACTCCCTGAGCCAGTAAAGGTGTAGATTGTGTAATCGCCATCTGTAGTTTCAGTGGGAGAGCCTGTCGTAGCAGAAAACGCTTGGGCCGTTAAAACTCTTAGGATGACAACCCCAGAGCCTCCACTACCTCCCGCAGCATCATCTCCGCCACCGCCACCGCCACCGCCAGTGTTAGCTGTTCCGCTAGTTCCTACACCAGTGCCTGTACCGCCTGTACCCCCGCCGCCTGTACCACCAGTACCACCACTAGTACCGCCACCACCACCGCCACCGCGAGTTACGGAAGAACCTGTTATTGAGCTAGCAAGCCCGTTGCCGCCATCATCAGTAGAACCTGCCGCGCCTGCTCCACCGCCACCGCCACCGTAAGTGACAAAAACTCCATCAGCTCCGGCATTACCTTGCCCCTCAGTACCTGCCGCACCCGTAGGATTAGCTACACCGCCACCACCGCCACCTGATCCACCTATTGCAGCAGCGAACGCTTGGCCGCCCCTACCACCGCCTATAGAAGTTGCAAGAGAACCGAAAACCGAATTTGTTCCGCTGTTTGGAGCAGTTGATCCGTTTGGAGCACCGCCACCACCTGCGCCAACAGTAACAGTAAGAGTACCTTTAATTGTTTCGGTGCCGGTTAAATAACCGCCCGCACCGCCACCACCACCTCTTCTGTACCCGCCCCCGCCACCACCGGCAACACTTAAATATTCAACTTCTGTAAAACCTGTCCAATTTTCCGCCGCAACGGCTTGCATAACAGTAGGCAGTGACCACTTACCGGAATAATTAGGCATTATTGAAGTCCTCCGTGGCCGTTAGATATGCCGCAACCTGAGTTAATGCCCGTAGCTAAATCACCAAAATCCGCTGCATTGCCAGTTGATGCTATGGTTATGTATTCTATATTATTGTAAGCAGTGGTAGTATTTGGTCCAGAGGTAGCTAAAAGACACCTTGTCTTATCAGCGCAAGCTTGAGGGCTGTATCTGACAAGAGTGCCATAAGTAATATCACCAAAGTCTACCGCATTGCCTGTGCTGGCTATTGTTATGTAAGCAATAGAGTTACCCGCATAAAAACCGCCGAAGTGTATTCCTCTTGTATCATTTGAAGCCGCTCCGGCTTCTTGAAAATTCCAAGGTAAATCGCCAAAATCCAAAGCGTTTCCCGTGGTAGCTATTGTTATGTAAGCAATAACATTTGTACCTGCACCTCGTGTGATGATCCCTCTTGTAGAAGAACCGCATCCTGTGCCATAAGCATTAGTGGCCGATACAAAAGTTCCAAAAGTAGCGAAAGTTCCAGTAGTAGCTATAGTGGTATATTCCATTCCAGAGTTGAAAAACCCCGTAAATACTGCTCTAGTTGAATTACCACACCCCGGACCGGGAGTATTACCAACAGCCGTAGTGTCTCCAAAATTAGTTAAGGTTCCTCCACTAGCAATAGTTCCGGCATAGGTACCTGATGACCCTGAACACGCTAATAAGGTAGTTTTGTTAGCGCAAACAAAAGTTGGGCTGCGAGTGACCCCCCTATCCCCCCATTTAGTAGAGTTACCTAAAGTGGGTATATTTACTTGAGCGATGTCGGTAAAAAATGTGCCGCTGGAATCCTTGCCGGGGAAGAAAAAACCAATAGTCGCAGGTTCGGGTGTTCCCGAGCCAGTAGAATACGGTCCCGGCCCATAAGCGTTTAGTGCCCAGACGCGAATGTTATATGTAGTTTCGTTGGTTAAACCAGTAAGAGTTACTGGAGAAGAAGAACTAGTTGCTGTAATCGAACCATCTTCTAGCGCAGCTTGATACCCAGTAATAGCTCCGCCGCCCGTATTTGCAGGTGCCGAAACCTCAATCAACAGCTCTTCATCGCCCGGCGTAACAGCGTCAACCGTAGGCGCATCAGCAACTTCTAATGGAACGTAGCCGGGTCGGATAAATCCACCCTTCTTATCACCAATAGGCATAGCCTACTCCTTAAGAGCTAGAGATGGCTTCGTAGCTGATCGTGAAAGCAAGATCGTTAGCGCTACCGCTTGTCACTACAATAGACTGGTCTTCCATCAAGTAGATAGCCGTTGTCTTATCAACTACAACAAGCGACGCATCCGCAGGGACGGACACAGTAGAAACAATAGGGTATGCCGTACCGCCCCCCGCCGCTGCCGAGTTAATCGTTACGGTGCAATCGACAGCGTTAGTGCCGTCTACATTAGCACAAACAATCTGGTTGATCTTAAGCACGTTGCCAGAAGACGCCGCGTTAGACAAAAGCACGTTAGCACTAGTGTTAGCGGGGGTCACAAACGTGGTGTTTCCTAAAATGCTTGTTACGCTTACTATATTGGGGTTAGCCATTTACCTTCTCCTAGAATCCCATGACCATCGCAAGAGCGATGCTTAGTCCGGCGGATACACCCGCGCTTCCATATTCCAATGCGGTGCCACCGCTGTTTACTACGAGTGCCTGACCGGCTGTGCCTAAAGAGGTAAGGTTTGTACCGCCGTTGGCGATAGGCAGAGTGCCTGTAACGTCTGAAGTTAAATCAACACTAACACTAACATTAGCGTTAAATACCGCAGCTCCTGCGCCCGCACCGTCTGTGACGACCATGACTTTAGAGCCGTTAGCCACGTCTACCGTAGCACCTGAACCTTGCTTGATCGTAATGATCTGACCGCCAGTAGTAGCGTTCTCAATGATCCACGTCTTGGATACCGTGTTTGGCCCAAGCGTAATTTCACGAGTTGCGGTTAGCGATACTGCCGAAGTAAATTTTAAGTACAGAGAGCGCGTGGCATCTGCTGTAGCGTCAGGCATGGTGAAGGTTTCGTTAGCGTCAGCGGCAATCTCTTTTGTGCCGTAGCTAAAACCGTCGGTAATCAGCTCAAGGTTAGTGTTAGTACTGGTGCCCCAAGTACCGTCCTCATCACCAGTGGTGATCTCTTTGAGCCGTAAATTATTTACATAAGTAGCCATCTAATTTCTCCAGTATCTACACTAACGTGGAACCGCCAGCAGGCGGAACGCTTGTCGCGTAAATCTTTGTATTCTGACGCAAGTTTAGTGCTTCGCCGCAGTCAGAACAAGTGTCTGCGGCTAATTCAGCCTCATTAAGATCGTATCCGCAATGTGCGCATACCACTTCAACTTCATGCTTGGGGTCTATTGCATCGCCCAGTTGTACTGCATCTTTTAGTATTTTCATGCTGCTATATCCGTCCAATTTGGTGTTTGACTGTCGTCTACGTCTACCCAGCCTGCGTTTTGATTCGGTACGATTTCACCCCAGACTAATACTGTTCCGACCTGTCCTGTGGCCTGTACGCCAATGGCGTATACATTTGCATCGGCTGTTTCAGTAGTCTCGCCTAGTGCAATAGTGCCCTGAACGCCGGTTACGTTGACGTTTTGCTGTAACAGTACAGTGATGGTGCCCAGTGTAGCGGTGGCCTGTAGCCCTGTTTCTTGGACTATCGCGTCGCCGGTAACTTCTACCGTTCCCGCTGTTCCTGTGGCCTCTACGCCTGTGGCGCTAACAATTACATTACCCTGAACGCCCGCTGTACCTAGTGCCGTTGTACCCTCAACGCCTGTAACGTCAACAATGGCTATACCACTTACTTCAACACTACCTAACTGTCCTGTAGCTGCATTGCCAAGAGCGTCTATTGCTCCGTCGGCCTCAACTGCAATATTGCCAAGGGCTGTAGTCGCCTCAACCCCTACAGGGAATACACCAACACCTTCACTAACAGTAACCGAACCTACTTCGCCGGTGCCTTGCACTGAAATGCTATCGGTACCAAAACCAAAGTCGCCCCATCCTGCTCGACCCCAACCGCCTAAATAAACTATGGCGTCGAAAACAGCATAGTTAGCTATACCCGTGGCGCTAACTCCCGTAACTGCGATGTCTACAGAAGTAAAGGCTGTCTCATTACCAAGTGCAGTAGTACCTGCAACCCCCGCCACCGAGAACAAAGCATCGCCAGTAACGGCTACCGTGCCTACAGCAGAAGTACCCTCAACCCCGGTTACACCAATACTGGCCGTACCCGTTTGCGTCGTAGTACCTAATGCAGAAGTAGCACTAAGGCCCGTTACGGAGACAATGGCGTCTGCTTGTACTGTTACCGAGCCGAGCGAGCCTGTGGCTACAAGAGAGGCACTACCCTCGCCAAAAGCCTGCTCGCCCCAACCGGCCCGTCCCCATCCTTGGAAGGTAACAGTAGCGTCAGTCATATCAGGACCTAAGCGATACGGATAATAGCGTTGCTCGCGTCAGCAGCAGGGAACACAATAGTAAAGTCACCCGCAGTAGAGGTCTTGTCCGCACCGAAGTCCAGAACTGCAACAGCAGGGTTAGTGCCGCCGTCAGCCAAGTAAATCAAAGCGCCACGAGCAGTAATAGTCGCTGTAGACCACGTAGTATCCGCAAAGTCCAAAAACGCTGTAGTGCCCGTAGAAGCTGGGTTTGCTGAGATAGTCAGCGTGTTTCCGCCCGCACTGTAGCCTGTGCCTGAGACCTCGTTAGTCACGCTGTATGCCGTAGTAGTGGCGTCTAGCGTAGCCGATGAAGTAAACAGAGCAATCTTAAATACTTGTGACGTGCCGCTGCTGAAGTCGAAAGTGCCATCAAGGATGCCAACTTTGAACGATGTAACCATAGCCTGTGAAATAGCCATTTGTGTTTCCTCTTAAATTAACGCGGGGTTATACGGAGTTGACCAGAGCGGTACATATCTTCCCGCATCTTGCCGTCCCCTAAGTTTTTGAGTAGCGCCATAGCGTCTACATACATGCTCTGATAGAGCTGAACCATATCAGGCTCGCCCTTAATAAAGCGTATTGCCTCAACCAAAGCACCATTTAACAGCGCAGAATCAAACTCCTCGCCAAGCCACGTAGTACCCGCAGTAACAATAGACTCGGGGTAATAGCCGTAGTGTAACTCAACTTCGTACGAAGCATCTGGTGTTGGGCCTATGATAAACGCTGTATCGTCAAAAAGGCCGTAATGCTTGGGCGTGCCAGTACTTGAAGGTCCGGGGTAAGCCTCGCGGATGAAGTTCACATCCTTATTCAGCAAGTACTCGTAGTTGCCATCACCGTCAATAACCGCCAAAGAAAACGAATACAAGAAGTCTGTCGGGAACACCAAGTACTTATTTCCAGAGGTCAGGTTACCTGTCTGGTTACGACGCAGTGCAGGAATCTGAACAGTGTTATATATCTTCTGCTCAGCCTGATCCGTAAACATAGCAAGCTGCTCATCGGTAAACGACTGCTCGCATATATCTTCTATGTTCGTTTTAAGCTCGGTGTAATTCAC